GTGAAGTTTCCGCCATTGACAATGGTTCTCATATTTCCAGTTGTCGGATCGGGGGTATAGGTTCCCGATGATTTCGTGCCATCGGCAACGGCTGTAGCGGTAAAGCCGCCTGACAGGCTGTCACCTGACCGCAGCACCATTTCATTGACTGTGGCTGGTGTTAGAGCCTTAGTGTTGTCAGTACGAGCCTTTGCTTCGGCTCTAGTGGCAATGCTGATCGTGCCTGATACTGTATTGGATGATACAGGCGGGGTAGTGTCCAATACGATGTTGAATGTGTCTGTTTGTGAATTATAGCGTACTTCATAAATCACATTGGCTTGGAAATCATTGGCAACCAAATCCAATGATCCATTTTTGACAATACGTTTGGCACCAAGGCCATTTACATTCAGCGTAGTTTGCCCTGTGCCTGATGATGCAACGGATGTTTTGAAGGCAATCGGCATTCCATCAGCATATGCAGTGATTGCAGGAACTACAGAGACTGCATAGGCATTAGCCGTGCCTGTGGTGATACCAAAGTTAAATGCGCCGTCCTGTACCTGTGATGTTAACGGCAACTGGCTTCTGGCGGATGCAGCGCCATGACCGGTTAACTTGTACCCGCCCATTGGCAGATTTGCAGTCGGTTGATTGTCACCATTCTTTTGCCATGCGCCATTAATCGCATTGGCTATATCTTGGTCATGGGTATCTTGGTCCTTTGATAAAATACCAAGACCTAAGTTTTCAGCTTCTTGCCAAACTTCTGAACCTGTTCGATTGCCGTCTGTTCTAATAAACGTTTTGTTGGGGGCTGTTCCCATTAGGGGCATAGTGGAAAATACCTTATTATAGTTCTTGTATCTATATTTAGGCGTTTTCGACTTTTGGATAAAAACAACAATAAAAAAGGGATGGCAAATTGGAGTTACCCGCCATCCCAATGGGCCACTATAGAGACAACCAATAGATTGTCGTTCAGGCCGGGTTCACTATGGACTAGCTTTATCCATTGGTTCGCCGCTTTGTTTAGTCGTCAGATGACTCGTCACTGCCATTTTCCCGATTGTATATAGCCAGTTCATCATTAAGGGCAGTCGTATACATATTCACCAATTCGGACTTGGTGTATACATCCCGGATGTCTCGACCTTTCAGAGTAGCTTTTATCTGTTCGTCAAACTTTTGTTGAACCGTTCTCTCGACTTTCGTGTGCAACAAATATTCTTCAAGCTTCATCTTTAGTATTTTCAAAATGAATGTATCGGAAATGTATGTGGCATCGAGTTTGCTGATGTTTAAACGACCTTGTATAAAATTAACATGGTCAATCCGCTCACAATCAAACAATTCGTGACAAATTGCCGAAATAAATTCGTCAACATTGTTTGGCTGATATGGGAACCTTTCTCCAAGCAAATTGAGTGCCTGATTGATAGATGCCTTATCAAGTACGTTTGTGCCTTCATTCATTCTAAAATATCCTTTTCTCAAATGTTTGCCTTATCTCTGACCATCAGTGACAAACATCGTCTGATGCATACTAGATCATCTGTCAAGCAAAATTTGCGTTCTATATAATGAAAATGTAGAATGCCTACCTGTTTCTACATTTTAATTTTGTAGAATGCGAGAATACCTTGACTTAATCCGGCCTGAACCCTATCTTGGAATTATTGGAAGCAAGCCATACATGAGGAATGAACGCAGATAGACCGATGCAGAAATAATACTCCGATGATGCTTTTTTCTGAACATCATCGGCAACTTGGCACTGGAATGATTCCACCCGTCATCCAGTGTCCTTTTTTTATAAATATATAGAGAATAGAAACAAGAGTGATATTTTTATTATGAAGGGATATTAGGAATGCATAGAATTAATGCCATACAAGGACAAGAACAATCCAAGAGCAAGATATTTTAATCATAAAGCCAGAGCCAAGCGTAGAGGGATTCCATTTCTTCTAACATTCGATGAATGGTGGAAGATTTGGCAGGATTCGGGGCATTGGGAAGAAAGAGGGATCAGAAAAGGCCAATATGTAATGTGTCGCAAGGGGCCAGATATCGGCGCATATGAAATCGGGAATATATTCATAGCTACCAATGCAAGAAATTTGCATGATGCAAATGTTGGAAGAAAGCAAGGTGAAAAATCGCCTGTGGCTAAACTGTCAAATGAAGACGTGATTGCGATAAAGAAAGAATTACAAAAACCATTTTGGGGTATTCAGACGAAATTGGCTCAAAAATATGGTGTTTCACCGGTGGCGATTTCAGATATTCGTTGTGGTAGGAAATGGACTCATTTGACCGTTGACTAAGGCAGGCGCATAATCAGCATAGGGAGCATCAGTCATGACCAACACGCAATTCATCTTCTGGTCAATCCAATGGTGGATAGGGTTCTATATAGCCTATAAGTTTTTCCAGTGGCTTATGGGTTTCTAAGACCCTGTGTCGCATTGGACGTGGCTAATAGCGCATCCAACAGTTTAGAGCGGGCAGGGCTTCTAGTGACCGCTTGAGGCACCGCCTGACCATTGTTCAACATTGCCTGTAACAGCTTGTCCAGATTGGATTGCTGCATTCCCTCTGCCGCCCTTCTGGCAACATGACCAGTTACAGCCGCCCCAAAGCCCAATCCACCACCAATGACAGGGGCAGCAGGACCAAACATCAACGATGCCATGGTGCCAGCACCGATACCGGGCACCATGCCCCTATAGAACGTTCCGGCGATGGACGGCGGTCCCATCTTGCCTAGCTTGCGATAAGCGTTTTCCTTGGGTGTGCCTCTGACCAGATCGTCAATCGCCTGCTTTTCATCTGGTGAAAATAGCTTGGCAATATCAGGGTCATTCCTGAATTTATTTTTCAGGGCTTTGAATTCCTGTCTGATAGCAGTTTGGTGGCCTGCCTCTGTATAATTTGCCTGTAGACGGTCCCTTGCACGTTCCACCAAGTCATCAACAATCTTGGTCTTGTCGGCCAGAACCGATGAATCACGATATAATTTTCTGGCATCTAATAGAGCATCAACAGCTTCTTGTGATGGTCCTTTGGCAGAAGCAATATCCATTGGTGAAAGATTGGAGATATAATCATCCAAACCATCTACTAACATTTTAGAATAGCGAATCTCTTTATCTGATGCATTCTTTGGAAGGTCACGCAAAGTCTGCCTGATGTTATCAAGACCTTTTAATGTGACTGGTCCTTTTGCAACATCATCCAGCGCATTCAGTTTTGAATTTATGTTTGGAAAATTAGCGGCAAAAATTTTATTGTTTGTGCCTAATCCGGTATCATCAATAATTTTATTTCGAATTGCCCCAAAAGCAGTTTGCATCGAATCCGGCTTAACCGTGATTCCCGCATTATCTGCTTTCTGGTAGGCGGCTTTAGCTGCCTGTTTGATATCAGCCGATTTGGCTTTCAGATCATCGAACATTTGAGCCTTGATATCTGGTGCTTTAGTGCGCCGTGCAAAGGCACCAGCGCCACCGCCTACCAAGGCACCAGATAGACGTGCGAAAGGCTCAAGGGCGGTTCCCTCTGTGGCTTGGCCGAGTGACTCACTAGCAGCACCGGGCAGTGCCACATCGGCTACAGCACGTTTGGCCAGTTCTTTGGCTGCACCTTTCACACCAGCGCCAACTAGGCCGCTAGTGCCACCTGTCAAAAGACCGGGCGCAAAGGATGCGATAGTATCCGCATACTCGCCCGCCGTGGTCTGTGGTTCATAAAGTGGTCCTGTGTAGCTTTCCAGTTTCTTTTGCAGGAAATCGGATGTTGGAAAACCCGGTAGATAACTTTGCTGTCTCTCATTGCCTGTGAGTTTGTCATAGCCATGGACGAGCAAATTTTCTGCATCGCCTAACAGACCTAATGTGTTTATCCCGCCTTTGACCAAACCAACACCAGCGCTCTTAGCAATGTCCATTGCCGTTGACGACTGTTCAGCTTGAACCTGTGGCTGTTCCTGTGGTGCAGCCGGTTTATCGAACTTGTCAAAAAAATTATTTTTTTTAGGTTGGGTGTCGAATTTATCGAAAAAATTTGCCAAATTAATTTCCTAAGATTTTCTTCGATGCACCAGCACCGAATTTTTGGTCAAACTGGTCAGATAGTGAAGGGTTGGCTTTCAATGCATCGATTGCAGCCTGTGGAACACTGCCTAGGTCAACAGCGCCAGTTTTTGCCGCCGCTCTTTCTTGGTCCCATTTATCAGCCGCTTCTCGTGCTGTTCCAAGGCCATCACGCAAGCTTTCAATAATGTTGGTTCTCATGTTTCTGGCCTGTTCAATCTTTTCTGTCGAACTTCCCGGCGCTGGCAGAAGCATCTTAGTGACATTATCAACTTCATCTTTCGTGGCCGCCGCACCTGTCGTGATACGAATGTAGATATCTGCCAGTTGTCGTGCTGATTGCTCTGCTAACTGATACTGACTTGATTTCATGAATTCCCCAAGCACTGGAACATTGCCAGCAATATTTTCGGGCAACGATGTTAGAGCCTGATCGTATTCATTCAGCACTTCATTAGCTGGAACACCCAATTTGTAGAACATCAGGTTCTTAGATTGCCATTGTTCCTTAACGCCATCGCCAATGCTGATATTCTGACCGCCAGATTTTTTCCAATCTTCAATGGAACCTGTAAAACCATGGGCCTTTGCATACTCGTAATCTTTTTGGAATGCTGTCTGATCTTCCGGTATGACTCTTTTCCATGAACCATCCGGCATCTTTTGATGCCCGTTCACAATTTGTGGTTCTTTTGTAATCTGTTCAACAGCGCTCTTGAATGTTTCTGAATCAGCCGAATATGCTGCCGCATTTTCAGGGCTTACACCAAGCTTCACAAGATAGTTTGTTCGGGCTTGCAGAAGCTGTTCACGTTGGGCTTGTTCATTAGCCTTCTCGCCCTTAATCAGAGCCATTTTTTCACGATCTTGCTTGACCGCATTATAATTTTGAATGGCTGATAACAGTGCAGCCCCAAAACCACCGTTAGGAGCATCAGCCCTTACAGCGCCAGCCGATGAAAAGCCGCCAGCCTGTGCAGTTCCACCAACATTAGGTGCTGCTAATACTTCTGCCAATCGCTGTCTTGGACTATCTGTGCGGCTATCAAAAAAATATGATGGATAATTTGTGGCCAATTTATTCTTCCTTGGGGTCTATATCTGTATTTATATTATCCGGCGTTGCATCATTATTCCTAGCGATTGCGTTCATAAAATTGCGGTCATCAAAGACAGCACCAAAAATATATGTTCCTATTAGTGAAACTCCGCCAGCTATCAGGGCAATGGACACTTGCTGAAACAGAACTGTATCCGAATTAGAAAAAATTATGTATGACAACCAAACGAAAATTACGATTAAACATAGGTCAAGCCGGAATCTTCTTCTTTTCCATTCCGATTTTGGAATTTGTCTCATTTACCGAATATTGCTTTAGCCAGACTCTGTAATGTGATGCTTGGTGGAGTTGCGTTATTTTTTGCTTCCATCGCTTTTTGATAGTTGTCAAACATGGATTGGATGCCTTGACTGATGCCGTCACTTTTCTGTGCAACAATATCTGGCACACCCATTGTTTGGGCCGCTGGTGCTTGCATCACATTTGGCGCTTGTAATGCCATTGCCAATTTTCTTAATTTGTCTTCATCCATGTCTATTGTCCAAAAAGTGAATTTAATAAATTTGTGAAACTAAAGCCGGTGGTTGGTGCAGGCAGTAGCGAACCGGCTCTAATGCGATTCTTGTTTGTAAAATCTCTAAGCTGATCTTGCTGTTGCAATCTGTGCATATTCTTGGCCAAAATTTCATCGGCATAATATGGTGGAGCAACTTCCTGTGTTGGGTATTTTGCATCTGAACCAATACCACCACCGGCTAATGCAGCAGCTAGTTTTGATTGCGCTGGTGTTTCTGGTGTTTCTGTCAATGGATATTTTGCATCAGAGCCAATGCCTAAACTGGTCACTGGTTTGGGTCTTTCAGATGGAACATCGACTGAAACAGGCAATAGGGCATAAGCCAGCTTTTCAGCCGGATTGGATGGAATTGGCTTAGACTGAATAGGCTGAACTGGTGCTGGCTTGCTGACAGGTGCTGGTGCATCTGGTTTGAATATATTTTCAATTGGAGAAAAAATATTTTTTATTCCCGTTGAAATGCCATCGCCAATATCCGAAACCACGCCAGCAAAATTGGTGATCGGATTTTTGGTCTTATCCGCAATTGTCCATTGTGGTCTTAGAATGCCATCGTCTTGTTCTCTTGGAGAATGTTTTCTATTGATTGGTCTAAGTTGGGAAATTGCATATTCCGTGTTTGGCCCAAATTTTCCATCCACGGTCAATGAATTGCCGTCCAATCCACGAGCGCCCAGATTATTAAGCGCTGCCTGTACAGCGGCAATTTCTTTATCAGATGAACCGGCTGATAGCGTTGGCGCTTTGTTCAGGGCTGCATCTCTAGCAGTCATGGTTCTGGGACCGTCGATGCCATCAACCTTTAATGGGGAACCCCATAGGTCTTTGATGCCTGCATCGTTGAACGCAAGCTGCATGGCAGAAGGATCAAGGCTAGGGTTAGCCGTAGGAGTGCCTAGCACCGTTGTGCGGGCAGGGCGGATAGCCGAGTAGTCGCCGCCTAGAAATTGGTTGGTTGTCTGTAGTCGGGCTTGTTCTTCGGCATCGCCGCCGCCGTAGCGCTCAAAGCGCCGCATACCAGCATTGGCACTGGCGGCATCCGTTGCATTGCGTAGAGCGTCACCAGCGGCCTTTTCTGTGGTATTCAGTTCGTGGTTGAAAAATCCTACCTGTGCTTCCACGGATGCCGGATCGAGTCCTTGGGCCTTAGCCCATGCCCGCATGGCGTCCTGCCGGTCGCCGTTCCACTGGAACAAGCCATAGGAGCGTTCACCGGCATTATTGGTAGCGTTTGGATTGAAGCCGGATTCTCGGCTCATATTGGCAAGAATTGCTGCCTTGGCGTGTTCTGACCATCCTTGCTGGTCTAGCAGCGAATTGACCTGATCAAAGACACTCTGTTGGGTCTTATTCAAGCCAGAAGGCGTGATTGAACTGCCTGATGGATTATCGAGTAAGCCAACGGATTCACCGGCTGATTGGGCTGCATTTTTGGTTATGCCCCATGCCTTGGCCCATTGGTCACTTAGACCATTTTCCCAACTGCCTGCTTTCATTCCGAGTGCCGAACCGGCCAAATCAAAGTGCATTAAATCCATTGCACCATATTTGCCGCCTTTGCCGATGGAGCCGGAAAAATATCCGCCCCAACGCAAATCTTTGGCTAGATCGGGATATAGCTGTTGCTGGATGGAGCGCACATGATTTGCAAATTTTTGATAAATTCCAAAATTTTTTGAATCTTGGTAATCAGGAATTTCCTTACCGTCTTTGCCAATCAAAGTGATATCGACGGCATTGCCCTTGCCGTGCTGGCGTTTGTCGCCAACTCGTTTGCCTGATTTTATGTTGACTTTTGAAATGGATGGATCGTCATATGATACGATTGCCAACTGCATCAAATCTGCAAGTCTTGGATCGACTCCACTAAACGATTTACCGGGATTGTAACCTAACTCTGCCAAATTTCTGAAAACTCCAAAATTTTATTTTTTTTCAGGTTTTGGTTTCAGGTTTTCGGTTCTCTTATCAAGAGCCTTAACAGCAGCCATTGTATTGCCAAGCATGGAGACAACATCAATTGTTTCGCCATCGCCACCAAACTGTTTGGCCCAATCTTCGGCCATCGGTCCAGTACGTTCCTCTGGAACATTGAATAGAGCCTGTGCCAGAGACTTATATTTGTAGTCAGAGATTGGCAATTTCTCCATTCTTTTGAGAACGGATTCGCCTTCCACCGGGCGAAAATCTTCTTTATATTTCTTCGAGGATTTAGCTGCTAACGTAGCGCCAGCACCCAATATTCCAGCCATGCCTTGATTCTGTGCATTGTAGGCGTTGACTTGGGCATTATAGGAATTCCAATAGTTTCCGCTTACATCGGTGTTAGCGATGGCTGATGGTATCTGATTGGCAAAGCCGGGTTGCTGTACGCCGGGGGTTGCACCCTGAAACAGATTCATTTCGTCAAAGGGTAGGCGTCTTTCCTGTAGCTTGTTAGCCAAAAGGCGCTGGAACTCATTCCCGGCTGCTAGATCGGCATCCTGTGCCATACCTGTTACAGTTTCATTCTTGGCTTTTTCAAAGCGATTCATCTCATTATTGTAAATTTCCGAACCAATCGGAATGCCACGTTCTGATAAGGTTGCCTGTAGCTTTTTCTGTGCATCGTCAAATTCAGATTGCCGCAAGCCCATCTGCCTATCAAACATGGTCTTAGAAATGGCTGATGTATCAGGAATTTCGTCCAGCGAAAAACTTTCAGTTGGGAACTTGGCAAGCTGGTCAAGCTGGTGATTGGCCATCCCATTAGAGACGGCCAATTGCCGGGTTATAAAATCCTGTACTTCTGGACTGAATGTCAGTGTCTGACCTGTAGGCACAAGATCGGATTTGCCTACATTTCGAGGGTCATTCGGATCAAACAAGAATGTAGAGGAACCAAATGGCGAAAACAAATTGTATGCATTTAATCGAGCATTTTCACGGCCCGTAGCAATGTTAGATTTTGTCTGTTCGGCAGACACTTTCACCGGATCGGGAGCGGAAGGAGCGGAACCACCCATTTAGTACCTCGTTATATTATTATCGTATATTTATTTATGTTTTTTGTTCGGTCCACGTGGCCTAGCAGGCTGTAACAGCTTGTCTTTTGGCCAGCCTTTTTTCAGTCGGCTTAATAGCGTAGCCGGTATCAATCCATTATCATTGGCAACATCAGCGTAATGGCGGCGCTTACCGTCAATGTACATATAGATTGACGTGCGTCTGTTTCTCTGACTTTCCAGCCATGTCACCCAAGCGCAATTTTCCGGCGAATAGCCTTGGTCATTGTTAAGCCGGTCTAAGACATATCCATCTGGTCTTGGTCCCATGTCGGCAAAAAAATTATCTCTGCCATCTTTCCCACGCCAACGGTCACAAACTGTAATTCCACGGCCACCATAATGGCCAAAAAATTTATGATTTGGATTAAGGCATCGTGCCATCATATTGTAATAGACCTGCCGCAATGTAAGCCAATCTCTGTTTTCAGCGTAATAATGCTTTGAATATTCTTCTCTTGAATGCTTCATTTTAAATCTCCTTTTTATATGAAGTTATATATATTTATAAAATTGGAGATTTTACCGTTTCTTGTCTTATAGATTTTTAGATAGCCATTTGTTGTCACGTCGCAGCATCGAATAGATTAGAATATCTTCGCCGGGGCCAGCCCGATCACGGAGTCGACCTTCTAATTCAAATCCAAATTTTTCGATTAGTTTGATTGATTGATTATTATTTGGATGGACAGATGCGACAATTCGGCAGCAATCAAGATGGACAAATGCAAAGACTAGAAAGAGTCTGATGGCTCTACGAGTCATCCATACTTTGCCATCACCAGCCAAAGATATTTCGGCTTCCATCCCATGAGATAAAATTTTGATGTCATGGAACACAAGGCCAGCTATCAACTGACCGTCATCATTTACAGCGCCGATTGTTCTGTAGAAATCTTCGCTAATTTCGCAGGGGAATTGGCGTCTTATCTGTTCAGTGACAAAATCTTTTATTTTTTCTTTTGGTTCTAGAATGTATGTGACTGACAATGACTAGATGACTCCGGCAACCGAAGCCACCAGTTCACAGGATTCCCATTGTACGTTGTCGGCTTGTGAATAGAGTCTGATAACGGGCGAAACTGATAGGCCCATTTTGTTGACGCCATGCCAGCGCCGTACCACTTTAAGTTTTGATGACCATAGCGAACCCCATGGTGAACCCCATGGCGTGATACCTGTACCAATGGTCATTCCATAGATAACGGTATCAATCGGTAATTCGTCAAAATCTACGTCAATCTGAAACTGGCCTTCCACCATCCCATCGGCTTTGACATTTGGCCGGATCATGGTGAAAAACTTGGTTCGTTCGTTCGTGATTGGATAAAAGTAGCCCTGTCTAGCAGTGGCTACAATTCGTTCGCCTGCATCAGTACCGCCTCTATGAATGCGAATATCAGTGCCAGCATTATCTGCAAAATATAAATCCGTGCCGGTAGATGCAAACTGTGCAACCGGCAATCCTGTGTATGTGGTCCATGCTGGTACACGAGTATTGAAGACATATTGTTTGGTTTCGCTGTTACCTGTGATGATATTAAAATAGACGATGCCAGCGTGATACGTGGCGCTCCATCCATCATTGAATCCATATCGCTGGTAATCGGCTTTCCAGCTTGGGGCTATCTTTCCCCATGGGCCTAGCTTGGTTTCGTCATAGGCAAATCCCTGTGCGATAAGGGACAGGGGCAGGGGACCGTTTTGCGTGACCACAACCAATTCGCCGCCGATCTTGACCGTGCAGCCGTATGAAGACGGGATAGGCGGTGGAGCGTTGAATCTGGCCACTAACTGGAAGCCAGTGGCATCACCTAGTCCCAAGCCGGGGTTGCCGGAATAGACGAGAATTTCGCCTGTGGACATGACAAACACAGTGGTATCGGAAGGGCCTTCCCCGCCTGTCGCCATGGACCACGAGTTGATATCGACGCAGGTGCCGCCAGTGGCGATTTGCGATAGCTGGTGCTTGTTCAGAGCGCCGCCAACGGCTGATGAACCCGCATAGCAAACATCGGCAGAACCTTTGATGGTGAACCAAAGCCGGTCCCTGACAAGCTGCACAGTGGCCAGCTTGGCAACGTTGATGGAGTCACCAGTGAAGGATGCAGCGGCGAATGTGGTGCCGTTGTATATCCATGGGGCATCAGTGCCATTAACGCCAACGATGTTGCCCGCTAGGTTTTCAGTATTCCAGCGGTCGTTGGTGATCGTTGTATTGGATATCTGGATAGGGCTGGTTCCAGAAACATCAAAAATCTTATTGTCGCCAGCCGCTAAAATGGTTCGTGCGGTTGGTGATGAATGGACAAAGATGGATTTATAAACAGTGTCGCCAGCGCAATGGGTATAATACCCCGGCCTGATATTGCACGATCCGGCATCCGGCAGGAAGTTCTCTAAAACTCGTGCTTCATCTGGCCTTAGTATGTTGAATGAGTCTCTGGTATTCAAACCTTGGAATGGTGCTGGAATAGATACGAGTTGACCGGCACCTTGGGATTCGGGAAAAATCTTTCTATTTGCCATTAAATTCCAAAATTAACCTCTGGAATGTTGGCATACATAGAATGTCGTTTGCGGCTTAGGTCGATTATAGGCTTTGGCCTATCAGCGCCTTGGATAGCGTCTATTGCTGCAATATAATCTGCTTTCAGTTCCGAATATGGTAATCCCTTGTTTGCAACAAATCTAAATTTTATGCCTCTTGCGACCAAATCACCATCAAATCGGCAGATATCGGAATCCAATGAAAAATCTTTTTTTGGATTGCCGTCGATATCTTCAACATAGCAATTGGAATAGTAGTTAAATGATACCGTCTGTGCTGATGTTGGCACCGGCATAAATTTTAATTTATTTTCTTCAATGATGAAACGCTTCAAGACGCTGGATATCAGCCCCGATTGAATTGCTTTCCATTCACGGTCGCCAGTTACCGTAATTGATTCAGCAGTGGTATCATTCCAGAACGTCAATGAAATAGGTGACTGATAATCCGATGGAAGGTCATAGGCAGCTTGCCCCGGAACGGTCGTGATTGTGTATGTGCGCTTAAGTGCCTGCCAAGTGTAATCTCTGTTAAGTTCCTTGCAAATTTGTGATGCAAATGCTCTTAACAGGATTGCATCTGGACTCTGATTTCCAACGATTGATTGCAGTTCATAACCAAGAAATTCACGTGCAACCACTTGGCATAGTTCCAAGAGGTTATCCGCCATTTATATTTTTATTCCTCTTTTTCTTTAGTCGCCTTAGTTGGCTTTGCCTTTTCTGCATCAGCTAATTTCTTTGCAACTTCGGCATCAATTCTGGCCTTCAATTCGGCTTCCTGTTTGGCCTGTTCAATTTCTCTGTTTTTCAGTTCGGATTCATAAGCATCAAAGACTTTTGAAAATCTGTCTCTGATAGCTGCAAATTCATGTGGTTCCCACTTGCTGGCAACAGCCCATGTATAGGAAACATCACGATTGATATTCTCTCCACCTTCAACCTTATGTTCGATAGCTGGAACCCATTTGTCGCCTTTCTCAAATTCGACCATCCTGCCCCTGACAATTTCATTGGTATCTGGAACGGGATCGTTTGACCGGAACCACTCTGTAACTTGTCTAATTCTCAATATTTTTTCCTTTCAATAAATTCCTATAAAAATGGGGCATCTGTGGTTTGCACAGACACCCCATTGAATCTATTTATACGTTTCCTAATGTTCAGAAATTAAGCCTGACTACCAGTGTCAATTTCATATACCCAACCGTAACCGTTGGCAGGAAGGGAAACAGTAGTCTGGAAATTGCCGCTGGTGTTAGCCGTGGCCACGAATGAACTGGAAACCTTGACAACCGTATTAGCGGCAATAAGGGCGCTGGCCTGAACATAGACATAGCGTCTCATGTCGTTAGCTAGAGCCTGATCACCTATGGCTGTTTCGGGAACCGTACTGGTGCGGGAAAGTGAAAAGCCCACTTTCCCATCTGTAATAAACGCCATGTCTGTTACCCTTAGCCTACGATGACAGCCTGATTTCTGCGACCAGAAACAGTCATGTTGCCGCCCCAGAAAATAGGAATCACATAAGCATCCTGATTAACTGAATCCTTGGCCTTGCCAGTGATAAAGTTTCTCTTTTCATGCGGTCTAAAGTGAATGAACTTGGTGTTAAGAACATACATTCTAGTCGCCGCACAATTAGGGTCATAAGTGACTACAGCCTTTTTGTACTTGTAGCCGTTAAATGAAGCCTGTGCAGTATCCGCATCAACGAACATCTTTTGTTCACGCATCGCCTTTTCAAAGAAGCCGAAATATGTAGCGCCAGCTACAACCAAATCTGGAACGGATGAACCGAAAGATACATTCATGTATGCATCGTCAAGAGCATCGATAATGGTATCTTTTGATGCAGTAGCTGAATGGTCTGAAAAATCATAAACGTAGTTTTTCCAGAACGTATTAGCGCTGGAATCGATACCGCCGACCGTGCCAACACCAGTATCAGATACAAGGTGCTGTAGACCACCAATGGCCTTACCCGATGCTTCCGAGTTGGAATAGAACAGGGCAGCGCCGATGGCGTTAGACAAAGCGGTTTCGGCGTTTGAAATTTTCGCCCTGAAAAAATCATGCATCTTGGATTTACCAGCATGAATCATTTCATCACGGCCAGAGAACGTTACGTGTGCAGCAGCTTGCTTGATGGCAAAGTTTGCAGTCGTAAGAGATTCTTCCTGATCGGTATTCAGAGTTTCAGCGCCAGAGTACCAAGCGGTAGACAATGAGCCGGCGTATGAAAGATTTTGCAGGATTTCGGCACCACCGTCGAACGTATTGACGTTGCCATTTTTCGTTACGTATGAAAGTAGCGCATTGTTTTGAGAAATGTTGTCTGCGAAATTCTTTGAGTAGTTAGCAATTGCAGCAGATAACGCTTCCGAATAGTTATTGTTTGGAGAAGCCAATTTAATTACCTATGTTGTTATTATTGTTAGAGTCCATATTCCCCAAGTGTTTCTGAAATAATATCATCTAAAGACATATTGGCTTTTACGGCTGGAACATGTGAGCCAACTTGTGGCTTGATTGTTCTAGCTGCTTTGCCTCTTTCTGCCTCTAAAGCGGCCTTTTGTCTCTGAACTTCCATTTCAACAAATTTGTTATGATTTTTGGCAATTGCCAAATCATAAGCCATTCTGAATTTTTGTTCAGGGTCAGCCATGGATTTAATCGCTGGCGTACCAGTGATAATATCGGCCATGGTATCCGCTAATTCTTCATCGAAATGTGGAAAGACAGGATTGCCTTCCTCATCCTTGAGATTAGCCGCATTGTTCACATATGTCTGAAAGTGGTCAAACTGCGCTTGCTGTTGTGCCTGTTGCCAAGCATTCTGCATTTGCGCATTAAACTGTTTCACACCATTCAGTTCATCTTGGAGTTTTTTCACCATCGGATCAACAAATGTATCATCTGTTTTTTCCGCTGATGTTGTGGTTCCAAATAGCTGTTCTGGTTTGAGTCCGACTTGCTGCATTACCATCTTGATATGTGCAACCGGATCGTTAATCAGGTTGGTGTAGCCTTGAATGATTTGATTGACAAAATCGGTTTTAGAAATACCGGATTGCCCCAACATCTGTTCAAAGTTTTTCAAGTTGGCATCTACAGCTTCCCAACTCTTACGTTGTTCAGCGTATTTTTCACCCTGTTTGCTTAGTCCACGTTCAGCATCTTTTGCCTGATGTAACCATGCCTTTTTGGCTTCTGGTGACAACGTTTCAAAGATTGCCTTATGTTCACTAGGCCAGTGTTCAGGAGGATTCAGAATATCCGCCTTATCGGCAGACTCATCATCTTCTGTTTTTTTTGCTTTTGCTACTTCCTCTGGAATATCCGCATTTGCAGACTCCAAATTCGTGTTATCGGCATTTTCTACAGTTGCCGAACTGTCGTTCTCATTAGCTTCAAAATCGTCCAGCGCTGAATTGATAATTGAATCTAAAGAATTGTTATCGTCATCCTGACCAGCATTGCCCTTTTCAGAGCCGCTTTCAGTCGAAATGTCTTTTGTCATGAATCTATTTATCTTTCCTTTTTATAGTTGACGTATATATTTATAAAATATTTGATTTCACGATTCCTTGGTGCTGATGTTATTCCGGATCAACCCAACTCGTAGGCGTATCGGCAGCAGCCGCTAGAGCCGCCTTGTGCCGCTTGTCAGCCTGACCCATGATATCCAGATCACGGCCAACCTGATAAACGTGGCGGCTCTTTTCATAATCTCTTAGCTGTGAACGAGATGAAATCAGAACATCATCTATTGGGGATACAAATTCCCCAATATCCTGCATCAAGGTTGGTGCTTCTGGTTTCCAAGCTTTTAGTTCTTTTTCGGAAAACATTGGTTGGTGGTTTTCATCCACCATCGTTTTTAAATTTTTATCCCAATGGTACTTCAATAGTCGGCGCTCTTTCCTGCTCGTATATTTTCAGTTTCTTTAGTTCTAGTTCCAGTTCCTTGATTCTTGCATCCATGGCCTTGTTCTGCATATCAAGGGCGGTTGTCTCATTCTTTTGAGATAGAACCGCAATCTGCATTTCAATTTCTTTTTGTTTCAGTTGCAAATTGATTTGCGCTTCCTGAACGGCCAATTCAGCAAGTTTCTGTTCCTTGGCAATTTTGATTTGTGTCAGTTGTGCGTCTTGCTCTAGTTTCTTTCTTTCCAGTTCTATCAATGGGTCTTGTGTTGCTGGTGCTGGTGGCATCTTCATTAGCTGGTCCATTGTCGTTTCAATGGTATCTTCCAATTGACGGCCAACTTTGAATGATTTGGAAATGAACAGAATTGTTTCTTTGACCATCGGTCCAAGGGCAGGGGCTTGCTGCATTGCAGGGATAGACGTTTGCAACAGCGATTGAATGGTGGAGACGAACTCCATCCGTTGGGCTTTTTCAGTTTCCGAATTTTCGAAGGCGGTAATGTCTGTTTCGACATTTATCGAATAGTTTCTACGGTCATCGGAACGGATGATTTCTGAAATTTCTTCCCATGAAACGGCGTTTGCCAGCGCCTGCATTTCGGCTACGGCTTCCGGTGGTAAATGCGCCAATGGGTCTTGTGGCAGCATCTGCATGGCAGCAGCGGCCATCTGGGGGTTCTGTTGCGCTGCCTGTGCTATTTGCGGATTGCTGGCCATCTGTTGGGCCTGTGCCTTGGCAGCTTGTGCCTGTGCGCCCATGGCCAGCAGTTGGCGGATTTGGTCACGCTTGGCCGCTGTAGGCATGGAAATGCCAGTCATGATTTCAAGCTGTTCACGGCTGAAATGTTCAGACATGATTTCGACCATCATCCGCATCAACTCACGAATGAAATCCTGAACAGCACGTTTCTTGCGGTCAAAGCGTTGGGAACCTGCACGAGCCTTGATTTCCTGTGCAGCAGCGGTTTCGTATTCTTGGCCTTGGCCTCTTAGAATGTCTGATATGCCAGTCAGTTCGTAGATGGTTTGAAGGGTCTTATCTCTCTGGACGTGCAGCCCTTCCAATGTGGTGATTATGGGGGTCAAGTCTCGAACCATAAATGCAGCAGAAATGCCGCCTCGCTCGGCTATGTAACTGGCACCAGCGAACGGAAGGAATTGACCGTCTTTCAGTTGGCCGATATTCGCTAATGTTTCGGCATCCTGTGTGTTCTTGTCATAGACGCCACAGTATTTTAGCTGTTCGGTCAGTTCCGAAATTCTATCATTAATATGGTCAAGTTCATTGGCCTGATCCTGATACAAAGCAAATTCTGGCCTTGGAACTAATGTGCTTGTAGTCGTGATCGCAAACAATGGTTTTGGGCACGGAAAGAAATCTTGCAATCTGTAAGGGTCATCATCGACCTTGAGGATTACATCGCATCCTTCCGACACATATATTCTGGTTTTAGACGCCTTGTCCCAAATCTCCCATACCTCTGCCCTTTTACCGGCATCGGTGCCATCTTTGTCAGCTTTCTTGAAATCAGCATCGGTAGCCGTATAGCTGATGCGATCTTCGAATTCTTCGAACTCTCTCTTGATATCGTCTTTGGAAAATAGATGCTTTCTGGCAACCCACGGAACATTGTTCCAGCGCTTGGCTGAACCATGCCTGAAATCCTTCCAATCGACATGGACGGTTTTCACAGATTTGGAATTTTCATTTACATCTAATTCAATCCAGCAGGTGCCACGCCCCGGCAGCAGCATGTTTTCAATGGCTGCTTCAATCTCGCCTGTGAAATCGAAATGACTGATGCATGAGACAAGAGAACGCTCCATCACAATGGCAGCGGTCTTTGTTATCTTTTCATCATGTCCGGGTTTTGGAAACTGGCGTCTAACATCAGGATTACCAGCCCTCGTGAACAGAGCCGGTTTCATAACTTCTGTGTTAGCCCAAAGGATGTTTACCTTGTTATCGGAACTTTCATGTTCTTCTTGTTCATCCCGATAACGTGCAACAATGGCATCGCCTGCCTTGTGCCAGTTTTTTTCACGCCTTTCCGAAAGTGTTAGTTGTGTAAGCCAATGGCTGGATTCGCTTCCAGCTTCTAGTTTTTTTGCCAAAAGATTGTACCTTAGGTGTGCCTTTCCGTATGAATCTATTTAGTTTCCGATTAAAGTCTCTGCCTTCTGGAATTCTCAACAATGACCATATTAGTCAGTTCACCCATCGTTGGGTTCCTAAAAACAGGCTTTGGCTTGGGTGCATTTGTTGCTGATGTCCATGGACGTGACATACAGCCATATCTAAGAGCATCAGCCAAGTGATCTTCGGCAGGCCGGGTAATCATATCTTCCGGCTTTTTAGGGTCGTGTTGCTGCAATGGCAGTGTGCGAATTAGGTGTTCACAGCTATCGAAGATATACAGCATCGGCCTGTCATGGGTGCCTCTTAGACGCTGCCTGACAGCCAACCATCCGGGAATGCGGGTATTGTCGCCCCTACGAAAATAGACGTTAACGGAAGCCGCCATTTCCATCCAAGATGGTCCGACCGTGTGATTGCGGGCAGCAGGGTCAATCACCCTGTCATCGGCCCTGTCATCTGCCAGCCGTTCTATCTTTTTAATTTCTAGCGCAATCTCGACTGGCGTTAGGCGTTGGCCTTCATTGAATTTCAGCTTGCCATTTTTATCGTATGTGCAGCCGTAATATTCTCGATAAACGACAAGAGCATCCTTAGGAATGAACTTACCTGATGATGTTATGTGGTCTTCGGAAGCTACAGCCAGCCATAGGAACGCAAACGGCTCTGCAAAGCCAACGTCGCCAGCACAGATGCGATTCCAGTGCTTGGGAATTTCGAACGGCTCTATGACATGCTTGGCTGTAGAGAATTCCGAGAAGAATGCACCAGCCAGAATGTTCCAATCGCCGTAGCGCATGGCCCTGACCAGTTCGGGCGATCCCAAGCCTTGGAGCGAGTCCACATAGGTTGGGTCTTCTTCCATCAGGGTAGGGTTATCCTCGACCAGCGCCGGGATGAATTGACGCTTTCTGGAACCTTCCTCTGGCGGCATCTGGCGGATTTCCAGCGGCAATGCGCCGTCAACGAACATCTGCTTAAGCCATGCGTGGCCTATGCCACCGGGGTTCGATGAAATCAGGATTCTTGGAAATTTTCCCCTGTACTGTGGGGGTATCTGCAAACCGGTCATACGAACACGGCCACGCAATTGTTTGTACATGCTTTCAGTGAACGATGATGCTTCATCGATCATGAGAACGTGAAATTCGTTTGAAAGGAATTTGGCAACATCTTCTTCCAAGGCAACACCTTTCAGGAAGATGCGGGAACCATTCGTGAAACGGATTTCTTCGGCCAGCACCTTGACGTGACCTGACCTGACCAATGGATTGAGAAGGGCTATAAAGCCAGATGGTCCCTGAACATGGGACTTGTACAATTCATCAAATGTACGTCTGAAAAGATAAATCTGGATGCCGGGAATTTGCAGGCACCATGCAATAGCGGAAACACGCATCAAATATGATTTGCCGCCACCGGCAGCGCCGCCATACAGAATTTCAGTGGCGGGTGATGTAAAAGCTATTGCCTGCTTATCGTGCAGTTTAAAATCTAGAGTTGGTACTGACATTTTTCCTTATGTTGTTAATTCCATGTGCCGTCCAATTTCGCCTGAATGAAATCCTTGACAGCTTCATTGTAGAGTTCTTCTGAATTTGGAAATGGCATATGTCTAATCCGATTCAGTTTCATGTAATCTTCATCGTCTTCCAGATCGTCCAATAGGTCGATATATTTTCTCGCAATGTCGCCAGCCATCATTCGCTATCCTCTTTGTCGGTTTCAGCATCAATCGTGACCTTTGGAGTTTCATCAGAACCAAGAGAAATGTTCACCACAGGCTGAACATTGGTCTGGCCAAATTCGGCATCCTGATAAAGTCCCATAATTCTAATCAATTTGTCCAAGGCGGCTACCTTGTCAGATGATTTCAGCTTCTTTCCATCGGCCTTGGTATAGGCAAGCTTGTTCAGTTCGACCAAGATCGGAACCTTGGCCTTGGAAAGCTTGTCATAGACATATTCCTGAACATCAGGGTCGTTCTTTAGCCGAGTGGCCATGGCCGACATAGAACCCTTTGTGGAACCCTTGTAGCCCGCTCTTTCGGCGGCAGCAGTGCCGTCAAAGTCCAATAGATATTCCTGTGCGAATCTAAGCTTCTTTCCGCCCAAACGCATTTCAAGAGGGCGGGTTGACTTCTTATCAATGTCTTTGGCCATTGTTTCCCTCTTTTGCCTTTACCCGTTGCCAAAACGCAATCATGGCATCAGACATGGCTTTGCGATGTTCAGGGGTTCTAACTTTTCCCCTTTGTGATTGCCGGATTTTTTCCAATCCTTCCGGTGTGTGCTTTCTCTTTTTTTCTGAATCCATATGTGCATCTTATCGTTGAACCTATATGTATTTAGCAAATAGGGTTCTTTAATATGCGGGTATATAGACGTTCTACATTATTTTTATGTAGAACGCATTTTTCCTTGTTTTAGTTGGTCGTTAAGATTATCTTTTGATAAATATTGATAGAGAGAAAACATACTAATCGAGACTGCATTAAGACAGTCCGAGAAAAAAAGAATTTAATTGAATATCGATTTTATCAACGGATTAGCCGGTTCCGGCAAAACCCATCAGGCAATCATCACTGGCGCTTGGTCTTGGGTACAGCGTGGCGAAAGGTACATTGTAGCTGTTCCCACCATCGGCCTGATCAAGCAGATGATGGCTGATCTTCCCCACGATCCCAGAATTTCAATGATCGTCTCTGATGACGAACTTGGAATGGATGGCAGGCGGCTATCCGTTGGCCAGAAGATCAAGAAGGTGATGGAGACACCAGCGACACAGGGTCAATTGGTGTTCGTCACTCACGCTGGCCTGAAACTAATCCCATACATCGGCAAGACCGATTGGAACCTAATCGTTGATGAAGCGCTGCCGATTACGGATTTATACGAAATCCCGTCATCCGATGAACAGCTAATCAAGCTGGTGAAGGAATGCAGGATAATAGCTGAACACGATGGTTTCAGGACGCTAAGGACGACAAAGCGGCCACCTGACATCTTTGGTAATGAATATCCGGCTGATCCTGCCAAGCAGACAGACGTTCATAAGCTGGCATGGCGATTGTACGATAAAAATTCGTTCGTCTATGTCACTGATGATTTCAGCACCAATGAAGACGGTTCCATCAATGAAAATAGTCATTTTTTCTGCCTGACCACCGAGAAGATTCTAGCGCCATTCAAAGACATTATGATGATGGCCGCTAATTTCACGGATTCATTGGTCTACAAGCTTTGGAAGGCTAAGTTTCGTGCTGATAAGGCAATTACCAAGAAACTTAAGTTTCAGGAACATGATGGCAGAAATGCCAAAATCAATTATCTGTTCGATAATGGCTGGTCCAAGACATTTTACGAAAAAGAATATAATGGAAAGACGGTAATGGATGCCGTTCTAGATAAAATCAATCTTGTATATCAGGACAGGGCCTATCTTTGGGTAGGAAATAGGGGAATTGGCGATGATGCCTTATCGGGCACCAGATTGCCGAATATCTCGCATGGGCTGAATTGCTATCAGGACCACGATTCCATTGTTTTCCTATCAGCATTGAATCCATCGAACATGGAAATCAAGTTTTTCAAGTTTTTGGGAATTTCCAGAGACGATATCATGATAGCCAGATATTTTGAGGCAATCTATCAGGCTGTAATGAGAACTGGTCTTAGAAGGAATGATGGAACACCAGTCAGAATCATTGTTCCTGATAAAGATGCGGCTGAATATCTGCAAACCAAGCTAATTGGGTCTTCAATTGAGAAATTGGATTGGTTCAATATCGAACATAGGGCGGTTGGTCGTCCTGCTACTGGAAAAGCAATGACTCCAGCCGAGAAACAAAAGGCATATCGAGAAAGGAAGAAGGCTGAAAAAGCCGGTCCCCCGGCCAATACAGAGCGTTACCAAAATACCTTAAGAGATACTATAGATATTATAGTAACGGATTCAAACATCGTTCGAGGTTTCAATTCTATGTTGGCCGAAAATGCAATCACATATTACAGGCAGCATTGCATGGAAAAGGGCAACAGACTTGGAAACAGATTGATATTCACACTGGCCCTGAATCTACAGAAATCCAATATGGAGCCATCCGATATCAAATCGACGCTGGAATCCGAAGCCAGCATGTCAGCCCTAAAAAAAGAAGACTGGAAAAAGAATATAAAAACGACTTTGAGGAAACTTAAGATATGAAGAATGCTAAATATATACAGAAAGGAACAGAAATGAAAAATGTTGATAGAAAAGGACAAAAGAACAATCTGGCTAAATTGACCACTGCACAGGTACTGGAAATCAGAGAATTATATAAACAGGGTGCAAAGCAGGTTGATTTAGCAAGGGATTATGGAGTTATCCAAGGCCATATTTCACTAATCGTCAATAGAAAAACTTGGAAGCACATTTAAAGAAAGGAAAAAATATGGAACAAAAAACACATACATTAGAAAATAAACATCCAAATTTTAAATTGATAGATACAAGCAATAATGGTCCATCAACGCCATTGGATTGTTTGCGGCTGATCGTTGAACTAAAGCAGATTAAGAAAAAAATTGTAGAAGATGCTTGGGATAATCCCAAACAAATGAACAGCGTCTTTCTCATTGATATACGTAATGAAATTACAAATCTGGAACAATTATATTGTCTGTACAGGGAAATAAGAGAGAAAAGACAGGAAAAGGAAAATAAATGAATAAAACAGAAATCCACCCGGCACCAACCGAATTCACAGAGGAAGAAATCAAGGCTGATCAAATCTTGCAATTCTTCCACTATTCGCATTTGCCGGAAAAGCTTCAATCGAGAAGCAAGCCATTCTGTGAAATGGCCAGAAACATCATCGATACCACACCACGCAATGCAGAGCGTTCAACAGCCCTTAGAAAGCTGTTGGAAGCCAAAGACTGTGCGATACGGGCAGGGTTATAACAACAAAAGGAAATAAACATATGGAACACAAGACACTCACAAATCACGAATATTACAATATTAAAAAGAACCCAAAGATGGCATTGCATCCAACAATTGCAGCCTATCTTGAACAAAAGATCAGTGACCTAAAATCACAGGGTTATGATTGCAGACTGTCAATTGACATTCTTGGTGAAAGACATGGGGAGAATATTTTATATATTAGGCCAACCAATGAACAAGGAATTGGTAATGAAATTATCTTCCTGAACACTGACCCGGATAACTTTGCATCATTCATGGACGAACGAATTGCCGATTATAAAAAAACACTTAATAGCTTTCTGAAAGTCAAGGATTGGGTCATCAGGGCAGGACTATAAGAAATGACAGAGATTACATTTGAACTGGTCAGGGATGTTCTTGATCAAACCATGAAAGGTTACATCAAAGATAAAGAATATGAAGTGGTCAAACAGACTGATGGTGTTTTGGCCAGTGGCGGCAAGGTCCACGTAATCACTCTTGCTGATGTGAATACCGGCAATCGCTACTGGATTCAAGTCAGTGAACAGCAAGCGAAATCCTGTAAAGATATGAATGCAGTTGACGAACTTATCAAACGTAAAATTGAGTGCTTTGAAACGATACTAGAGAAGGAAAGCAAATGAATGGCTACAACCTATGAAGAACTAAAAGACATTTTGGATGAATTGTTAGACACATGGATGAAAGAAAATGATTTTCGAATTTATCAATCCGCTGAACTGGATGGCGAATATATTATCACCGTTTGGAATGGTGAAGCCTGTGCATGGATAAGGGTACATAGGAAAGATGTTGGAACCCATTCTGAAAATCCAAGAGAGTTTATCAGAATGAAAATTCATAATCTAGATGTTTCCTTAGCCCATCTATACAATACACGTGAGGCGGAAAGAATGATAGATGCTGGTCGAGAAGAAAAAGAAGACGAAAACAAGTGGATAGTGCGACACGAAACATTACTAGAAAGGAAAACGAATGAATTTATTGAAAATACTGAAACTATGTGAAAATGTTTTAAGGCGATTTGTACCCGAATTGAATTGCAGCGTTGTATCTACTGAAAATGATGCTGATGAATTCAGGTTTGTTGTGAAAGATAATGTTACAGGGTTTGTAGCTAACGGCAGAATTCCATTATCGATTGAAAAAGCTGGTAAAAAGATATCTTTAGTCGATTGTTCACAGGAAGAAATTCTCGCTGTGATTCATGAAGGAATTATTCGTGTTATGAACTGGTCCGGTTTGGACTATGTTAGGGAGTCTAAGGAGTTTCAAGAGAGTGTTGCCGCTGGTTATCGCTACATCATTGGCGAGGGTGAAGAATGGAATGGAATTTATACACCCAAAATTCATAAGGATAATGTGAAGGATGGCGATAACGATATTACCGATGAATTGATGATAATTTATGGTTCAAATGGATCAGTCTATGAAAATGCAAAATGGAGAAAGGAAAACGAATGACATACACTATCTTTCATCCAGAACATATGTCCATCTTGAAGAAGAAAATTGAGAAGATAGAGGAAAAGGGATTCAAGGTATCAGTTTCCGAACATGTCAATTTGGATGCAGCCATAATCACCATTTGGAAGGATGATGAGTCCGCAACTGTGATGATATCAGGGCTAGATATTATGCGGGCAGGAAATGAATTTGGGTCATTGGTTGATAAAAAGCTAGGAACAGCAATCAAGCAATGGGCTGCATCTATATAGAAAAGGCAGTTTTCATATTTTTATAAATTTGCGCAAGCCTGCATGACTTTTCTTTTCTCTTTCATTTCCGATTCGATGGTCAATCCCAATAGCCCTGTCAGTCCCTTGCCAATATCCGGCTGACTGTCTTCATATCCATGCCGATTGCCTTGCCGATCTTGGCATAGCTAAGACCATCAGCCCGCATTGCCTTCATCTGCCCAAGGATGGCTTGCTGTTCAGGGTTAGCCACCAACTGGCCATCACTGACTTGATAGCCAAAGGGCACACGGCCACCAAGATACCGGCCATTGCTGGCCTGATACCGCTTAGTCTCCCTAATCCTCTCCCTGATCCTGTCACGCTCTTGCTCGGCTACAGCCGATAGAATGGTGAACACCAGCTTGGATATCCCATTGCCGCATACATCGCCGCCAAGGTCTATCATGTGCAGTTCAACGCCAATGGCTTTCAATTCCTCTAGGGTAACGAGTGCATCAGCAGCCGAACGAAACATGCGGTCCAGCTTGGCAGTGATGACGATATCACCAGCTTTCAGCACGGATATCAGCTTATTGCCTTCTGGCCTGTCAGACAGGGGAATAGAGCCGCTTACAGCCGTTTCCAGATAGGTGTGGGTAATGTCCCAACCCTTCATCATGGAATAGCCTGTGATGGCTCTGCCTTGGGTTTCTAGGCCATTGTCTTGCTGATTGGTGGAAACCCGACAATACGCATAAACGGCCATTGATTCAGTCCTAGGTTATGGCTGTGTATCTACAAGGCCATAAACTAACCAATGCCATAAGGATTTACAAGGAAAAAGGCAGCTACCAGAAAGGATTCAAAGGGTAGCTGCCAGCGGATTGCAGTCGCAATCGGCACCCTGATTATAAGAAGGAGAAAACATGTAGGGCTAGAACTTAGCCCCATCAGGGTATGCATCTATTTATACATTTGTCACTGTTATCTGACATTTGTTAAAGAAAAGATATGTTTAGACATAGAAATAGGTCAGCATTACTGACCTATCTGATTGATAACATTAGCTTGGGCTGAAAAAAGGGGTAGTTTTGGGGAAAGAGACAGGCGGGGGCAGAGTCGCCTGCCTTTACACTGAATTGAACCGAATGGTGAACGATAGCCAAAGACTGTTCACGATGAATGAACAATAGATATTGCTCATCCAGCCTGTTTGGAGATTGTAACAATCTCTCTCATATCCTGATTGTTGCCCATGTTTATGACCTTGAATGCCTTCGTTGGGTCATTGCTGATCGGGAAGAACACTCGTGTTGCCCCGCCTCTAAACCTGACTGTTATCCTCGTATCAATGCCATCCTTATCGATGCCATCCTTGTAGACATTGGCCATGCGAATATCGCCTGCCTTCTCTAGCCTGCTTTGAATGGTGCCCTGTACCCGGACCAATCTGATTTCTTCAATGATGCTCCTGATATGTTCAGCAGCCTTTGCCCTAAGCCCATACAGTTCCTGTTCAGATACATCATCTGGAAATTTGAATATCTTTTTATCATTCATTCCAGCAATACGATGATCTTCCTGAACTGATAGGCGTTCATCATTCAGCAGCTTTATCCGTTCATCCAGTTCATTGATTGCCTTCTGATAGCCATTCAATTTCTCACTGACCATATCAATGGCGAAATCATTATGTTCGAACAGTGTCAGCAATCTATTGGCCTTCTGCTGGATATCAGCCTTCTCTCCCTCTAGCCGGTCAATCTTTGTAGTCAGTTCAGATAGCTTTGAATTGGTTCCACCATTGATGACTGACTCTAGGTCAATCTCATTCACAAAAGAAAGCATGGCTTGTTCAAAGCGATTGTATGACCATTGTCGGCTATCACAGGAACCATTCTTGATCCCATTGCAATAGATATGGCCACGGCCCTTGTTCGTCCACATTGGGCCACCGCAACAATCACACTTGATTAATCCGGCAAAGATATTCGTTAATTTGCTTCCCTTCCTACCTTTGCCTACAGACCTTCTCCGTTTGATTGCTGACAAATGTGCATAAAACATTTCTTCTGAAATGATGGCTGGATAATATCCCTTGATTGGTTCACCAACTGGCATTCTTTCTGATGCATTGTTCAAACGCTTCTTTGGCTGATATTCTCCAATCAGGGTTCTTTGTGTCATCTGCAATTGCAGATTGTTATATTTCCATTCCTTTGTTCCATTTAAAGTTGGAATCTTTTCCTGATTGAATGTCTTGGCAATTTTATAAAGGCCATATCCATCAGCAGACATTTGGAACATGCGGCGAATGATGGCTGCTTTCTTTTCATCGACTATGAAAGATTTCCTATCCTTGGATAGTGACAGCCAGCTTGGGCATGTTCCAGTCAGTTTGATTCCATCATCGATTGCTTTCTTTCTTTTGCCTTCCCAATTGGCTTTACCCCGCTGTCTCTTTTTTTCTGATTCCTCATGGGCCATAGACATTTTGATGATGGAACCAAACAGTGTCATCATGTCCATCTGACCAGTGCGATATTCGATACCGTCTTGAAGGGTAACGACGATAATTCCTTTATTGACGATGGAAAGGAATGTGTTCGCCGCCACTGCGGGTTGTTGCCTCGATAGACGGTCATGGGCCTCTACCAGCAGATACGAGCCGGGTTTGATATCCCCATTGTCGATTGCCTGAATGAATGTTCCGAGTGCCGAACCATCAGACAGGTTCTTGCCTGTATAGGCTGACTTGCCTTCATCCCGCATGGTTTCGACCAGTTCCAAGCCGTGTTCGGCTGCATATCGTTCAGCAGCTTCCATCTGGCGACGGTTGGAATCACCATCGGATTGAATGGCTGATGACCAGCGAATGTACGAATAGGCCAGCGGCTTGGGGGTAGGGGATTTTGATAATGAAAACACGGCTTTAAATTCCTTCCAATATCCCTGTCAGATTGGTGCGCTTGGCTGAATGCGCAAGCCCTTGGGTATTGTCAGAATTGTCTACCCTATCCTAATCGGGCTGACAATATTTTTTCTACATTCTCGGATTGTAGAAAGGGAAGCGTTGGCCATCCGATAGAATGGATTCTTTCGACCATTCTTCCAATGAATCATTCCCTCTTGGGGAATTTGAATTCCCTCTTTTCAAACTTTGATTCCTTGATTATAAGAATCGTATCTTTTGAAAAGGAAGGGAAACCCCATGGCTAAAAGTGCGTTGGAACAGATTCAGGAACTGACTGCCCAGATGGAGAAAATCAAGGGCGAGGCTTTTAAAGAGGCATTGGCCAAGGCCGAAGCTGCCGTTAATGAATTGAACGCTCTTGGTTACACTTATCGGCTGTCACAGTTGGAAGATCGGCCATCCAAGACCAATAGGGCTTCTGGCACTCGTGCTCCTATCGTTTGCAAAGTCTGTAATTTCGCTACTGTGCCCGGTCATAATGCCCGCCTGCATCAGAAGCATCAGGGCAATGACCACAAGCCGTTCACGGATGGAGAATTGGCTGCTTTGGGACTAACCAAAGCCTGATTTTTCTATCATCGATAACAAAAGCCCCGGTTTCAGCCGGGGTTTTTTATTGGTCTATCGCTACTGTTTCCATTGGGTTCCATTCCAATGGCGCATGGTCCTTCGTTGCCATACCGTTCCTGTCCATTCTTTCATAGTTCCTCGTTTCCAGTCAGAACCCGTCCAATATTTGGTTTTGCTGAAACCACCTTCGGAAAGCAAGCTATCGTCATCCTCATAGCCGTTGAATGCAGCACGAGTTGTGACAATGACAGTGGTCAATATCGTATCGTCATCATCCGATAGATCGGCTTGACCATGGACATACAGGCTACCAGTGCCTGTAGCTGTGTCGTCATCATCATTGCTGGTGGATTTGCCAGCAATAACTATCTTGGTTGGGGCAATCAGATAGTCGCCCATTTCGATGATATCGGCTGCACCATGGCTATGCAGGCTTGCCGAACCCGACAATGTATCATCATCTTCCGAATGATCTACCGTGGCATGGATAGCGCCAAACGGAATGGCAAAGGCGCTTACCGTATCGGATGCATCAGCCTTCGAATAATTGGCAGATATTTTTATCTTCGATGCACTGGATACGGTATCACTGGCTTCTGTCAGTGTCGCATTCGCTCTGGTGGTCTTATAAGCTGTTGCTGAAACTGTATCGCTGGCTTCTGTTGAATTCGAATTTGCCTTGATCGGCAGGGCGGCAGAAGATGCAACGCTATCATTGCTTTCCACGACATTCAGGCTTGACCTATTGGTGCTGATTGCCCCACCGCTAGGATAGTCACCTTGTTCTGTCAGAATGGCAGCGGCTTTTATCGAAACATTGGCAGCAGACAAAGCCGTATCGTCGGCTTCTGATGCAGTCAGATAACCGGACACAGATGGTACGGCCAATGCCAACGGAATATCATCATCTTCTGTGGCCGTGAAATTTGCAGAAATTTGCAGGCTTGCTGCCGCTGTCAACCAATCCGATGTGCTGGTCTTTTGCAGTCTGCCGCCAGTCTCCAAACCGGTAATTGCAGATATGGAATCTGCATCCTCATCCAAATTCGATGCACCATTCAGTTTCAGGCTTGATGCACTCGTGCTGGTATCACTGGCTTCTGATAGGGATGCCTGACCTGAAATTTTTATATAAGCCGCTGCATTGACGGTATCAGCCGCATCATTTCCATTCAGGCCAGCAGCCAATTGTACATTAGTCGTTGCTGATATTGTATCATCAGCTTCTATCGCAAAAAGACTACCGGCAGCGATTGGCTTGGATGATGAAAGCAGAGTGTCGGAATCTTCCGAAACATTCAGGCTACCAGTGTTCTTTAGATTGGCAGATGCCGAGATGGTATCGGATGCTTCTGTTTTGGATAGGTTTCCAGAAAGTTTTATAACAGAATTGCTGGATACCGTATCATTATTTTCTTGTCTCGTAAGATTGCCGACAAGTTTCAGATTGGCAGATGCAGAGACGGTATCGGATGCTTCTGCCATATTCGCATTGGCAAAAGCTTCTGAATTTTTGATTGTAGATGATGAATCTAATGTATCACTGGCATCTGATAGGGAAGCCTGTCCAACGATCTTGATAACGGCAGTGCTTGCTAGGCTATCATCCTGTTCAAGTTTTAGTTCTTGCGTCGAATATAGATAGTCGCCAAACGGAGCGGCAGCTAGTTTAGAGCCATCAGAAGAAGATGCTACAGCAAGCCAGTTCTTTGCATCGGCACTGATTTGGTTCCATGTGACACCAGAATCCGTTGACGAATAGATATAATCAGAAGTACCCGTAGCCGCATATAAAGTGGTTCCATCCGCAGAAGATGCAATGGAATTCCATGTCTTTGAACCGGAACCTGTTTGTTGCGTCCAAGTCGCACCAGAGTCTGTAGACGTGTAGATATAACCGGGAGACGTGCCAGCTACCAGCTTTGTACCGTCTGCCGAAGATGCAACAGATTTCCAATATTGCGCATAAGTTCTGGTAGTCCAAGTGACACCGGAATCTGTTGACGTGTAGACATAAGCGCCATTGTCCACGGCAACCAATTTTGTACCGTCATCCGATGATGCAATGGATTGCCATAATCTGGAACCAGCAACAGTTCTTTGTGTCCAAGTGACACCGGAATCTGTTGACGTGTAGATATATCCGCTCTGAACGGCAGCAGCTAATTTTGTTCCATCGGCGGATGATGTAACTGATATCCAGTTTCTAGAACCGGATGCAGCTTGCAATGTCCAATTGGCACCAGAATCTGTTGACGTGTAGATATAGGATGGTGACGCAACACCAACTAATTTTGTTCCATCAGCGGATGATGCGATGGACCGCCACGTCCTTGAACCCGATGTAAATCTGGCAGTCCATGTGTTTCCATAGTCATCTGATGTGTAGATATACGAGCCGCTTACACCGGCAGCTAATTTAGAGCCATCAGCAGAAGATGCTATGGCTTGCCAATTTCTGGAACCGGAATTCAGTCTCTGTTGAAGTGAAGAAGAATCCTCAACACGGCCATATGCAATTTTACCGCCGCTGGATGACAGAGTATCAGCCGCATCATTGATTGAAGAAGAAGCCTGAATTTTTGTTAGGAATGCATCACTCTGGAAAGCACCAGATTGGAATGCTTCACTTTTTGCAGTAGCCCCATATCGAGATAGGGCTAGAAGCGTATCGCTTTCCGAACCACTGGCAGATGCTGAAATTCTTGGATTGGCTTTGGATGATAGCTGGTCACTATCTTCATTGATCGAGCCGGAACCGTTCGAAGGATCGGGAAAGGGGGCTAAGGCCAGCAGAGCCGTACACCAGCCGCCAGAAGCCACGCCAGTTACCGTCTTGGTTCCTGTATCGCCCGCTGTAGCCTGTGGCTGGTAATGCAGCCATATCGATAGGCCGGTTGTTCGGTAGTCGTTATCCGTGCCTGATGTCGTATCTTCGAAAGCTGTAGAGAAGCCGGATTCCATAATGACGGCATCAGAAACATCCAGTTCGCCAGCCATCAGGATCATGCAGTTATCGACGGTAGTCGTTATAGCCGCATGTGTGGCGCTGGTGGCCGTTCCTACGGTTGTCGCACCAATCTGGTCAAAAGGGGAACCATCGGTTTTGCAGCCACGGAAAGCGGCCATAGCAGCCATGATGTTACTTGCCGCTGATGGACTATAGGTAACTGTAGCGGTTGGAACCGTGCCGCCGCTATATCGACACCAGAAAACTTTTAGATCACCGGTAACATCGATAACTTCGGTCCAGCCTGCACCCATAGAGGCATTCAGGCCGGTATTTCTACAGCCTGCAATGACAATAAGAATGTCGTCTGCTTGGATTCCGGCTGGTGCGGCTGGTGTTAGATTTGCTCCACTACCGGCAGTCGCTTTGGCACCAGCACCAACAAAGCTAATTGCCATTTATTAAATTATCCTAAGTTAAAATTTCTGCCAGCGATATCCGCATATTGTTGTTTCATTTTCGCAGCTTGAAGTTCCCGCCTTCTTTTGAATTCCAAATCCATGACCAAAATAATTTGTTGCGCCGGTAGGGATATTGGTTGTGTGTTGTGTTCCTGTGAATGTCCAAGTTGCGCCATAATCTGTCGAATAGAAAAATTCGACATTCGTTCCATCGCCATTCACGAAAGTTCCGAGATAAAACAAAGTTGTCGTGTCAACTGTCAAAGGACTATCGGTATAAGTTGCGACTCCGCCTTTCATTGTTGTAGTTCGCCATGTGGTGGAATTTGGCCGGTCGTACACCCAGCCGATCATGTTTTGTAAATTTCCGGCTGCACCATCAAAGAAGCCTGCCATCGATAAAAATTCGTTGGTTGAGTCAGAAAGTTGCAGGAGAAATGAACTGCAAACTGACAATAGAGAACCGTAACCACCATGAATGGTCCAATCGGTACTAACAAATGCACGTCCAGAAGTTGTTGTTCCTGTGTACGTAGAAAGAATCGAATGCTGCAATCCTTCAATGGTGATGGCACCGTTTGCAAAGCCGCCCGAATTGCTTCCGTTATTCCAGAACCAAGCACCAGAGCCAGCATCGCCAACCATTGGGATATCAAAAATGTTTGAAACAGGACCAATTCTGTTCCCACTCAAAACATTTAAATTTGTTCCATTAAAATATATTTCAATTTCGTCACCCGGCATCAGGAAAACAGGGATGCCTTGAACATTAGTCGGCAGGTTCATTCTGTTTGCTGCTAGGCTAGAAGCGCTGTTACGCTCTAGGATAATCATTCTGGCGGATGCAGAAACTTTATCCGTGCCATTGACCAATCGAACACGCTTGCCGGTTTGCCAGCCTGTGGTATCGATACCAGTTATCTTTATGCTGTTTGTCGGCTTGATAATTATGGTGGACAGAATTCCACTCTTGCCGCTGATACCAGTGGCGTAATTGTTCTGATTGGCTGATGGTACAAGCGTGACAACATCAGCGGCATCTACAGCCAACGTTGAACCCGACAAAGACAGGCCGGAACCAACGGATATTTCTTCCATTGGTCCAGTGCCAGCCGATGCACGGCCTGCAATCATTCCACCTTGAATGGAGGTTTCTAGATCAGCGTTCCAATCTGATGGCTGGATTAAATTGGTATTTCCAGAATCAGCAACGCCAGAAACCTTTGCGTGCTTGATCTTGATTGCCAATTTTATGAATTTCCAGAATTGAGAACAAAAGTGGTAACAGTGAAAGCCTGACCAGTGGCAAAAGACGTATTGTCCACGGTCATATCTCCACCACCACCAGTGGCAGTAACGGTTCCCTGCATGTGGCAAACGCCGGTTGAGTCATAAAGTCTAAAGTGACCAGCCGTACCAGAAGCATCGGCGGAAGTGTCTTCCCATGTGCCAGCCTTGGCCTTGGAACCGCTAGAGGCAGCAGCCATCCAGTCGGCGGGCAGGGCACAGGTAGCCAGCACTGTACCAGCATTAGCAGCGGCACAGGATGCAGGGGCAGCGCCCGAACGGATTGTTAGAGTTGGAGAAGTGCCAATTGCTGTTTCAACAGCATCAAGTTTGGCATTACGAACGGTCGTACTATATTGAAGGGCCAAAATTATCCTACCTAAAAAAGATTGTTGATGAATCTATTTAGGTATTTTTGATATTCTGCTACTTTGTCAGAGACGAAAAGAAATTCTGAATGGAGTCCCAGAAAGCAAGAAGTGTGATGATACCGCCAGCAGCTACCAAAAGAACATTTCTGAAATATTTTCCAAGCCAGCCCAAGGCTTCCTGCTTCTTAATCATCTCACGCATGATTTCAAATTCTTTGCGTGGCAGCTTTACATCCACTAGTTCATCTTCTTTGTTAATATCATCAATCATGCGCCGGAACCCCTAAATTTTATCGAATCAGCTAATGCCTTATGTTTATCTCCACATACAATTAGATTTTTTCTGTCAATCATCCAATATTCTTCAACTTCCATTTGGGCCAATGCCCTTTCTGGAATCTTGATTGGTCGCTTGCAATTTTCCATCAGCTTTGAATCAAAATAGGGTTCTACACTGGTAGGCGGAAGAACCCTTACTGATGTCGTTTTGCAGCCAGCCATTAAAAGTGCAATGAATGCAATTAGAAATATCCTATAATTCATCATCTGACTCTATTTATTCTCTCGCTGGATTTACCAGATATCCCGCATTTATCTTTATCAGGGTCAGATGCAGCTTCGGCCTTATTCTGTTCCATCAGTTCATCAATTTTGCTTTCGGCATCCTGTAGCTGTTCGATTAGAGTGGCTTCATGTTGTTTCGCTTTTTTCTCGCTCTGAATCAGCTTTTCCAACTGGCCAGAATATTCTTGTTCCATCTGAATTTTGATTGCAGAAATTTGAGTATCAGCTTTGGCAGAACCATATGAAAAGCCGATACCGTAGGCTTTCAGAAGGGCTAGAGCGAATAGGATTATTCCAGCGATGGTCATCCAAATAGAAGGGATTTTGAACGGCATTAGTTTGTATCCAGCCACCAATCACCAACTCTAGGTGATGAAGGCGGGCTAGACCCTGTAGAAAGTTTTGGCGGATCGTAAACGGTTGTCGTGGTCAAGCCGAAAGCAAAATGGGCTTCATCCGAAATCAGATAAGTTCTGCCGGGTTCGATATCGCCGCCAGCCATCAGAGCATTCAGGGCAGCACGAGTCAGAACGAATTCTGTTGGTGCAAGGGGAATAGAAAAGTTCAGGACAGCGGCGGTTGACGTGCCAGTGTTGACCACATTGGCAGGATTACCGGCTGGCACTGTTTCTGTGCTGCCTACAGAGATGGTTCCTGATGGCCCTGTGTCGCCTTTGGCACCCTTCGGCAGCACGAGATTGAGCGTTTGCGCTGGTGCGGTCCCTGTGATGGTAGCATTGGCTGTAGCGCCGCTTGTGACTGTTCCAATGGCTAAAGAATTGGGAGAGCCTACAGCACCCTTATCAGCGACAATGGACCAGTTGGCGGAAGGCGGCGCTGAATTGGTGTTGGCGTTGACGGCTATGTAAGATGAACCGTTGTAGCTGACTAGATCGTCCACGGCATAGCTAGTCAGTGATGACCATACGCCTTTCCAGTTCATGGCCACGTTGTTACCGGCGTTCAAATCGCCTGACAGCGAACCCGGAGTCATCGTGACCTTACCAGCCACGCCTTCAACGAAAATGGAAATATGGGAAGCGTTCGGATTGATGCCTATCAGGCAGGGGCTGTTATAGGTTCCTGCCGATACCTTCATTGAATTTGTGGTATCAGCCAACACCGAAGCATCACCAGTGACCAGATAATAGGCTGTCTGCCCCGTCCCTAAGCTTACCAAACGGATTGTTGGATTGCCGGAAGGCAATGGCGGCAACTCAAATCGTTGTGCCTCTGTCGTTAGATTGACTGTGTTAGATGGTCCGTAGGGCGCAAAGATAGGCGGTATCAATTAAAGCTTGGATGCCTCTACAAAAAAATTATCTATTTGTTCTGATGTAAAGCCAAGGGCTGCAAAGCCAGATTGCATCATTGGTTCCGATTTAACAAAAGTACCAGATGATTCATAGGCAATCTGAATATCTCTGGATTGAGTAGCAATCCAAGCTTCGACGGAATCAATCAAATCATCGGCCAAAAGCTGCAACTTGAATTGTCGTGATGTTACTCGCTCTGGAACTGGTTCAACAGCATCTTCCGTGTGATTGACATAAGTCGGAACTCCGTTGACCATTTCCACGGTAACAGATTTGACTTCCTGCCCATCAGGAACCGGATCACCATTTTGGATTCGCATTAGCGTATATTCACCATCGGTCCAGCCATCCCTAGCTGGCGATCCCCTGTCACCATTCGGCAGTTCGAACCAACCGCTTTCATAAATTTTTGAAATTATCTGATTGTCTTTTATGAGTGCTAACATTTGTTTCCTATTTTATGCCCATGCACAGGCCAATAATTTTCCGCCAGTGCTACCCGGCGCTGAACTGACTGTGGCCGAAACGGTAGTGTGGTTTAGTTTTACATTGCTTGCTGATGCAAATCTGGCATCGCCAAGGCCACCATCAGCAGATACACCAGCCCATGTTATCGTAATGCCTGACCATGAGTTTCTAGCGGCACAAGCTATAATGACCGCATTTGGTGGCATCGTTACGTCCAGCGAATATGTCGTTAAGTTGCCAACATTGGAACTGGCAAATACCGGAGTCGCTGATGTCACGCCCTGCAATGAATATACAGCGATATCACCATCACCCACATTAGCGGTACTGATGCCAACAAATGCAGCCGTTGTTCCTGTGACGTTCGTAAAAGTCCAGAACGATACCGTTTGTTCTCCACCGGAACCCGATGGAACATTCAGAACACGAGTTCCAGCCACACCATTGCATGTCAGATTTGTAAATGATCGGCCTCCTGTACCCGTTGTGCCGACTGTGACACAAACAATGATGCGGCCAGCAAAATCTTTTCCAATGTTGCGTGTTCCAAAATTATGATTGGTGCTAGTTCCAGCGGAATCCGTGACCATATCAGTTTGGGTAGTGCTTTTATATATAATGGGAGTGCTGAACGGGAATGGAAATGTCATTACTGCATGGCATCCACGGTTAGCTTGCAGAATGTTCCAATTTTTGTGATAAAAAATAGAAAATCATCACCTGATGTTGTCGTTAATGGATAGCCATCAACTTTGGAAAATCCCGAAAATGTGATTGTGCCTGCCGATGCATTGTTCGTGACCTGCACAATCATTGTGTAGTCACCGGCCACTGTCGGCTTTGCCAGCGTGAAGTTTCCGCCATTGACAATGGTTCTCATATTTCCAGTTGTCGGATCGGGGGTATAGGTTCCCGATGATTTCGTGCCATCGGCAACGGCTGTAGCGGTAAAGCCGCCTGACAGGCTGTCACCTG